ACGTAGTATTGCTACTGCGTCTTTTGGCATAGTTTTTTCATTATACATTTGTTGCAACAAATCTTTTAGTTTTATTGCTTTATCTGTAAAAAATGATGAATGAACTTTTGATTGTTTTTGCACTTCCATAATCCAAAATGAATAAACAGGATATGAATCGTCAAACCTATCTGCATCTGTACGATTTTCCCAATATTCAATTTGATCTTTCAATGGCCACATATAAATTGGAATATTTGGATCTTTTCTTCGACCAGATTTTTGAATCTGATGTTTTTCTTTGTTCATGTTTTTTGTTATGAACTTATCCATAATGTTAATTGAACGATCTTTTGGCGATTCGCCCGTGTGCGCAGATTTTCTACCCATTTGTTTTTATTTTATTTGTTAGTATAACTATTTTACGCCAAGCATCTTCCGCGGCGTATACATATTTTTTGAACTTAATAATGTCATGGTGACTTCGAGCGTTATCAGCACGTTTCATATTTCTATGATATGTTGCATGTAATAAGCCAATTCGAATTTTTATAAAATATTTTAACATTTTTCTATTGTAACTTTTAAACCTTCTCGTCTTAACAATTTTGCAACATGTTCGCATTCTGAATATTTATCTTCAAAAATTGGACATCGTTTTGATTCATGTACCAATATTGTACATTGAACTGCTTGCAAATAATTATATCCACATACATCCATTATACTATCAATAACATGATCAAATGTATTATGATTATCATTATGCATAACTACTTTATATGTTCCCCGCTTCTTCGTCTGTAAGTTCTTTTTCGACATCTCTTATAACCGCACATTGTTCATACATTTCTCGTTGTTCAGCATATTCGATGCAATGTTTTAAAAATGCTTTTCTACGAGCATAGTCCCATTCTGGTGGCCATTCCCATTCTGATGTCATCATATGGTCAATTGATCGTATAAATAAACGTTCTATAAAATTTGCATCGAACATAACTTATAATATTAAAATCGAATCAAATATCCAAATTTACATAACCATTAACTTAAGATCATGATCTGTATTAGAATCTCCAGTGCTTAATTTTAAAATATACGTCCCAGGCATTGTTGGCGATTCAAATTTTAATACGCCTTGTTGTACATTATCCCAATGATGTTGATCAACAGACTGGCCGGCGCTTGTATATATAATTAAATCGACTGAATCTAATGGTAATATATCTGCAGATACGTTTATAGTAATCATATTTCCGGGCTTTGCTGGATTCGGATACATGTTATATTTAATACTAGATTTTGTAGTAGTTGTATTTTTTGCTGTAGCTGTATTAGTATTAGCTGGTAATTTACCTTTTATAAATTTATCAATCTTTAAAGCATTATCAATCCGTTGTTGTTTGCTTCCTGCTATTGGTTTGAAAACATTATCCATTAAGTTTGCAGCACTTGCAGCAATATCTCCAGCAACTATACTACGATCATATTTTTTAACATATTCATTTGATAAACCTTTGTATGAACCATCTCGTTGTTTGTAATACATTAATGATTTATCAATACCGGGTACTGGTTTACCGTTCCATAGATATCCATTTAATAATTCGCATTTCATGAAATCCAATTGTGTTGACAAACTACTCTTTGTTTTACCTATGAATTTTGCAAATGCAGTTAATGCTTGTTTACGTCCAAAGCCTGGATCCCATTGCATTAATCCATATCCTCCGGTACCGCCTTCTTCAGTAGTATTAGGTTCACATCCAGATTCATGAGCTATGTTACCCGCTAATGCAACAGCCCCGGTGTAACTAAATCCTCGCGATTGCAACCCCGTAACAATATCTTTAGCTTTATCTAATTCGCCTGTTTCATTTAAATCAAACTCAAACAATAAGCTTTTCAAACGTATCATTATTTGCCTTTTTTATCGCGTATAATCAATTCACCTAATACTTCTAAACGACCTACTTCACGTTGAAATTCGATTGCTGTCATATCCAATGAAATCTTTTTAAGAGTTTCAGCAAATTCCTTTTTTGCAGAATCAATATCAAAGTTACCTGCAGTAGCTCGTTTATAATATGCAGCTTTTACTTTGAAATGATGCCATGTTAATAATGCTAATCCGCCTTTTTCTTCAGCAGTAGAAGCTATCTTAGCAGCTCCTTTGCCTCTTGTTTCTGCAAATTCCTCAAACTTATCGTTAGTTTGATTGGATTCAAATAATAAATTGTATAATTTCATATTAATAAATATTACAATGTAGGAATCAGTTTATATGATTTACAACCAAATAACAACATGGATCTAAAATCAGCTTGTTGAAATGCATCTAACGAATGTTTTGATAATCGATTAAATCGTTTAATAACGGATATGATTTCGTCCCAATTGGTAAATTCTAATATAGTTTGTACGTAGTCGATATCAACTAACATATCTTGTACATTAGGATAATCCCATTCAATATGAACTACAGGCTGAACTCTATCTTCATTAATATAATCTATGCATAGATCCAGACCGCATTTGAAACTAGTACTTAATATTCGTACTAACTCTGGTCGCTGTTTAGAATAACGTTTTACTTGTTCTGCTGCATCGCCAGCAATAGGATATCTAAAAACAAATTGACTATGATCTAATATCAATTCAGATGTGTTTTGTTGAATCAACCATGGTTGAATAATTGCATGCGCTCCTTTTGCTGCATCGCCATCTTTATACCAAGTAGTGTCGTGCTCTAAAGAAATGCCATTATGTTTATGATATTCTTGTTCAATTTCATTCAAATCAAAACCTTCATGATCTACATGGCATGTACCATTTAATAATACACGTTCTGCAATATCTTCTGGTAATGGTTTTGTTATTTGAATGTTTGAATATATTGGTTTATGTGAAATATAACTTAACATCACATCATGTTTTTTATTATGTTTGCAAAATTTGTTTTTGAATTATTAAAATCAGAATCAGCATCATCAAACAATTTAGTTTCAAATGAATTTTTGCTTTTTTGTATCAAACAAACCGTAGCATCGAATTGTTCTAATCCATTAAGTAAATATACAATACCAAAGTATGCATATGTATCTGAAACTTTTGCTACGAATTCAGCTTTAGAAAATATCAATTTCAATGTACCTAAATCATCTATAGGTGCACTAAACACATGTTCTTTATTTTTTAATCCTAAATATGAAAATTTAGCAGATGTTTTCATTTGTTTTGAAAACTCTTTAAAAAATGGTTTTGCTAAAGACATTGGATCTACAACGTTATTTTCCGTTAATATGTTTTTAAGTTTCATCATTTTGTTAAATCCTTATCATCTAAAGCACCTCCAGTAACCCAAGCAGTACAACTTCTGCTGCCGGCACATTTAAAATGAAGGAAGTTGCAATAACCCAAATCGGCTTTTTCGATAGTAGCCATTGCATCGATATTTTTTTCATTGCCTTCGATGCCCTTAGCCATACAACCCCACATCTTATTCGAAACATCGAATGCTGCACAATTTGCACATTTCATGGTTTTTGCAGTTGCTTCATCAATCTTCCAACGCTTTGCAGCATCTTTCCAATACTTGCCAGGTTTTTCTGGATTTGCTGGACCGTAATAGTATTCATCTATTGCATGTTGTCTATTTTTTAAATTAACATGTATATCTTGTGTTGCAATCGGACAACCCGTCTTAGCTTCTATTAATAGATGTTTTAACTGCATTACTTGCCTCGTTTATTTTTTGATATTTCAACTGCTGCCAATTGAGCTAATGCTGCCTTTTTAGATTTAGCTTGTTTAGATAAACGACGACCAGTTTCAGTTGTAGCAAAATAACCCGCTTCTGTTTTTTCAATTCGTTCTGGCATTAATTGTTTTAAATGATTTTTAAATCCTGCAGGAACAAATTGTGGTTGTTGCATATTATATGAATTCATTTCTGCATCATGATGCATTTCATTCATTAAGAAATCGCCAACTTCTTGTACATCATCTTTCGATGTTGCAATATGATCAGCGGCCCAATCATGTCCATCATTTAATATTTCTTGAACTTGATTAGCATCCATCTCTAACATTGCATCTACATACTTTTTAATAAGTTTTAAATTACCAAAAAACATGTAATTGCCATTTTCATCATTACACCCGCCATCGCCTCCGCAACCGCAACTACATTCATTTAATTTTTTCATATTTATCCTCCTACAGCAAATAATGCTCGTACCCACGCTGAACCATTATATATATACAAATAATTATTAGCAAAGTCCCAATATACACTGCCGCGGGTTGGTGTAGAAGGTTCTGTAGTTGGTAATATGAAATTACCTGATGATCCTAATGTACTTAAATTCATAATCATCGTACTAGAACCAGTAATACTTCCTCCTAGTGATCCATTTAATGTTGTACTACCAGTAACTGCTAAACTACCAGTAATTCTTGCAGAACCAGTAAATGGAAAACTAGTTGCATTTGCTGCAAAAGATGCAGTTGTTGCAAATGATGCACTAGTTGCTATACCTACTAAAGAACCACTAAATGAACCTGTAGCTACAATTGTATCTGTACTAACACCACTTAATGCATCAATAGCTCTAGTAATGTGTTCTGCTTGAATAGTGCCGCCATTAGTAATACCGGTTTTATTTATTATCGCCATTTATATTCCTTTTTTTATATATAGGCCAATTTTTGGTTTTTTCATCTAACCATTCTGCACGTTCGTCACAGCCGCAGTCTTCATTTAATATCTGAGCAATTTGTTTTGCCAATTGATCTAAACCTGTAGCTTTAGTTATTTTTTTAATATCACTACCTAATCCTTTAGACATAGCGGTCTCCATTTCTAATTTTATTTGCCAATTGTATCATTAATGTTTGCCATTGAGGTGTTCTAGGTATTTCAAATACTTGTGTGCCTGGATATGTATATGTTTGTTCTGGTTGCATTAATTGCATATGACCTGTATCATCAATTCCTAATACTTGATGTGGAACTTGTTTCATTGTAATGTTATTACTTGGAATCATTGTACACTTACCTGGGTGTTTCCATTGGCCCATTGCATCGTGCACCGCATTCGTATGTTTCATCACATGATTCCAATCTTCCGTAGTCATAAGTTTTTCTTGCATAACATGTTTTGCTAACATATCACTAACTGATTCGAATTGTACATTTTCTAGTGTCATCTGCTTCATTGCATCTATATGTAACAATTCTTTCAATCGATCAATCAAACCTTTATTTCGCAAATATTTAAATGCTAAATTTTCAACTGAATATTCTCCTTCTGCTTCTAAACCTGATTTCCTTAAGTTTCGAAGACGTAATAATATTTCGTGAATTCGTTTTTCTAGATTAGGATTATTTTCTTTTAAATTTTCAATCTCCCAAATAAATGGCTGAGCTTTCATTTCAATTAAAGAATCATCAATTGATATCAAATCAGCTTTCGGACGATTTATCCATTTATTATGAGTTATAGAATATATACCAACCGACGAATGTAAATCTTCATTCATATCTTGTGCGTACAATTCTATATTAATACCTTTATATTTTAAAGGATAATTATGATTCCAAATTGCTTTTTTTAAATGAAGATAATTTTTTGTCATATGCAAATTATCACCAACTTCCATATAGTTAATTACTACATGTAAATCAATATCACTATATTTAGTCCAATTATAATTTGCATTACTACCAATTAAGATGACATCTAGTAATGTGGTATCAATTTCTAAAAATTCATAAAATTTATTTGCAATTTTCATGAATCCTTCTTGCAAACCAGGACGTAATTCACCTGCTTCCCATATTGCAGGATTCAATTCACTATGTGTATGATATTCTTTTAGCATCTATTATAAATATCATTATTTCCAAAATAGCTGTACTAAAATAAGTGAGAATGCTAATACTAAAGATATTCCAGTTTTTACATTAATTGCTTCTTCTCGAAACATATATGTCATAACAGTAAATATAAAAATTCCTGCAGTAAATGATATAAATCTGCCGGGCCAAAACAAATTTTCAAAACCTGAAACTGAGAATTTAGTTGCTTCCATAAACAACCATGTTATAGGTATACCTAATACCATCAATAGGTATCTATATTCTTTTGCCCATGGCCAAATTAAAGGTCCATTAACTTGAACCCATACTATAATTTGCCCAAATAAAAATAAAAAGAAAGAAGCAGCGATGTGTTTATAGTTCATAATAAATAATAAGGAATATTATGATTACATCCAAATTATTTACGATCGCCTTTATGTAGATCTACTTTGTCTAGAATTGCATTCAATGCTTCCATTTTAATGAAGCCTGCCATTGATGCATTTTTTAATGCACTAATTAATTGAAATATAATAAAAGGGACTAGAACGGTCTCACTTAACCAACTAGTCCCTTTAAATCCTTTTTCTACCATTAACAACGTTGTAAGAAGAATAATCCAACTTACTAAAGTTTTCAAAACTTTAAGTGCTTTAAAGGTTTGAAATCCTTCTCGTTTTACTCCAGCAATTACGCCAAAGAAGCCATCTGCCATTACCACTCCAACCAATGCCAAATATTGATCTGAATTTGCCATTGCTAAGTTGAAAAAATAAGTGCAGATGAATGCTGCAATTGTACTCACTGAATATATCCCCGCGGTTGTTAATGTAGTTGTTTTCATTATTTTATATCCGCTGATTCAATTAATGTATAAGTAAATGATTTACCATGGATAGCAGCTGCTTTACGACAAATTGTCATAAATGCTTCGAAGTCAGCTGACTTCTTAAATACTTGACATCCTTCGGACCAATTCTCAACATATGTCGAATCTGCACCTGCTTTGTGAATATTGATTCCAAATACTCCTTCAGCAATTTTGCTTTCGTCATAAGTCATATCACGATTTGGATCGCGAAAAACTTTAACTGGTTTTGCTTGTTTAAGAGCCTCATATTTGCCTTGATGTAATCCTAAAGTATGAGAACCTCTATATTGTCCTTCTACTAAACGTGCTACACCTGCTGCATTATGATATTCTTTAACTCCTTTTGTACCTGGATCGGTTGTACAAGGCCACGATGCAAATTTCCATTCACCATTTTCTTTATACGACACAGTCATAGTATCATCAAATACATTAGTTACTTTGTTTCCCGTATCTGAATTTCTAACTCCTACGATATTAACGTCGAAGTCTTTTGCGCCTTCAAACCAAACATACCCTTTGGCTTTAACAGCTGTTTCGATTTGTTCTCTTGTATATGCCATAATTATTTCACGTATTCGTAATATTTTTTAGTTTTAGCATTTCTATCTTCTAAACCATGAGTTCCGCCGTTGATTCTTTTTGTCAATGCTAAGATAGCTGCATCATTAACGCCTTGATCACAAATAGACCAGAGTTTATTGCGATCAAAAAAGAACATTGCTGATTCAAATGCATATGTTGTTGCAACTAGATCTGGGGTATCTAGTATTTCTGGTTTTTTAAGATATTCTGCAAATGCTGCATAATTCGATTTTCCTGTGAGTTGTAGTGCACCTCGGCCCCGATACTTCCAACCATCCCCTGATGCTTCATCGCCATTCCCCATTCGGCTTGCATATACTCGGTTGGCAATCTTTTCTGGTTGCCGCGCATAAGACTCTTCTAATGTTCCAGGAAAGTATTTTCCAAAGATCCCTTGTAGACCTTGTGCTGAATAATTTAAATTTTCACTAAATGCTTTGAACCCACCTGACTCATGTGACGTTTGAGCAAAAAAGTGAGCTGCTCTAACTGGAGTTAATTTATAAAACTCCATTGCTTTTTTCATTGTGCCCGGCCCAAATGCACCATCTGCCGTAACACCAATTTTTTCTTGTAAACTTTTTAAACTCATTATTCCTCCTCAGTAGTAGTATCTTTTCCTTTTCCTGCAAATTTTTCTAAACCTGCAATACCTAAACTACCTAATGTTACAATAACGAATGAGTTGTAAATATACTCATTCAATTTTAACTCATTACCAAAATATCCGGTAATTAAATCAACAAACATTGCGATTGTCATTACTGCAAATGACATGAAACCAATAATAGTTTTTTCATTGAAGTCATTTGAATTTTTAAAAATGTCTGTAAACTTTGCCATAAATTCTCCCTTTTTGTATAAATATGTTATAAAAAGAGAAATGCGTTAGTTTACAATATACTTATGATTAGTTTCAATATCATGTTTAATATACGAACCCCATTTATATTTAGCATATTCATGTCCATCTGATTCAGATTGTTTTCTTTGTTGTTCTTTTTCTGCAGTCATTGTAGTTAATGATACAAAATGATAAAAATGACAATTCCATGTTCTGATCATCTTAAGTCCGGAAAGAGAACATTTTAAAAAGAAATCCCAATCGGCAACCATTCCTAATTCATAATTTTCATCCCATCCACCTAATCGTATATAATCTAATTTAGACATAAAAATAGGCAATGTAGAACCAGTTTCTTCTTTTTTATCTCCAGATGCATAATGATAATCAAATAACCAAAATGCTTCTAAATCAAATGTTTTTGGATCTCGACCCAAATCTTCTATTATAAATTGTTTAAACATACTAGGATATGGTTCAATCTGATTAGGTGTTATAACAGTGCCATCTTCCCAATCATCCTCTAAAGTAGTATCCCAAAATCTAGGAAATACATTGTCATCATTTACTATTAATATTTTGTCATGTTTAGCATTGTATACGCCTAGGTTAGTTCCCCGACAAAGACCTTGATTAATTTCTAAATTCAATATATCAATTGAATCTTTCCATCGGTCTAAGACCTCTTTATTTAAGTCATAGAAGCCATCTACAACAACTATTATTTGATTTTTATTTTGTTGTCCAGTAATAGCTGATTTTAAACATAAATCTAAAGCATCTGGGCTTTTATATGTTGGTATAATTACTGATATCATATTGAGGCCCAATTAGTTAATGGAGATAACCATGCAGTTTCTCCATGGGTTGAATAACCAGGTAATGTCGTTATCAATAATTCATTTAAATTTCTCAATTCTAAAAACATATGAAAATCATTAGGATGAGTTGATGATGTATGTTTTCTTAATATCATTTCTGTTCGTTTTAGTGTAGATACTTTAGATGCAAATGTCATTGTAGTACTATTTGTAATCTTCCAATGACATGAATTAGTTAAATAAACGCGCGTATCTTCAGCTCCACCCTCACAATATGGATTGCCTCCATTTTGCGGACTTAAATATTTATCTGGATGGTCATATAATGCAACGAACGAAGCTCCTAATGTAAAACCTTCTTGCAATACATCTGGAGAATAACGTTTATGTAGATAATCATTTTCAACGAAATAAACAATTTCATCATCATTCCATTGCAATGCTTTATCTAAAGCTAAATTAAAAGTGCCGGCACCATGGCCTATAGAAACTTTTTCGATATTATCTGGATTAATATAATTTATAATCATATTAATAGTATCATCACTACAATTATCTGCAATAACATATATGTCATTAATATGTTCGTAAAATATATTACAAAAATTTCGCAAACATAATTCATTATTAATATATTCTGGCTTTTCTTTTTTATAACCAGCATCTGATATTCTATAGATTATTTTCATAACATTGTTTTTATATATTTAACATAATTTTGAGATGATTGAAATACATCGCCTCCAGATATAGTTGTTTGTAAGTATTCATTAAATTTACCATGATCTAGTTGATATTGAATAGAATCAAATATTTGTTGTTTATTTAAATCAACTAAGCCTGGATAATGCTCAAATTTGCCAATTTGACCGCAACCTTTAATCAACACTGTAGGAATTCCTAATTGAATTGGTTTAAATGCTAATGTAGATGGGGCTGATATAACTACTGCGGATTTTGCTATTAAATCATCAATATTTTCTGAATTTGTTATGACTTCACATTCTAATAAATTGTTTACATATGAAATGTCATTAACATAATCCGGTTTATCGAGTCTTGTTTTTATTTTTACTTTTATTGGCAAGTTAAACTGTTTAGATAATTCTAATATTCCAGATTCTTGAACAAATCTTTGATCAAAATTAATAGGAAATATAGATCCGCGGTTTCCTAGGAAATTAGTTATAACTAATATATGTTGGGGTTGAACTACTACATTAACTAATGTGTCATTTGCAGGAATGCCACCATTATGAAATTCCATTTTAACAGTATAACTAATACCTGATGCGTCTTTTGTAATATTTTCATTTCCGTGGACATTGCCAATTACTTTGATATTTCTATGCTTACATTCATTATAAAAATGTGGAATATTAAATTCTTGCATTTCTCGATTATCATCATAAATTACAAATTTGTATGAATTTATGTCAATAAAATTTAATAATGATTCGTGAATACTGTCTCCGTGGAATTTAATTCCAGGCCCTTGTATTACATTATTAAAATACTGATTGTATTTATTAATTGCAACAAGCCGCTCATCAATATCACCAACCCATGGGGTATTTAAACTAAATAACCCAACGCAAAACAAATCAATTTCATATTCAATTGATAACAATGGTATTATAGGCCAAAGCTTTTCAGCAACTCTATGATTTGTAAATAATAATAATATTTTACTTTTTGACATATCGATTAGATCTAGGTAAACATTTAAATTGATCTGTTAATGGCAAATATGTATTTCTATAGTTATGCGAAACAAATGTTTGTTTTAATCCATTAACTTTAACGCCTGGATGTTTCCATAATGAATACATCATTGAAATTTGATCTTCTGTATTCCATTTTGCTGTCTCATCAAACCATGTTTTATTAAAATTTCGTATTATTTCGTTATTTCTTCGATATAATATACCATTTTCATATAAGCTATTGTTTTCTGGATATCCTTGTTGTTGATAATCTAAACCTTGATTAATAATCATCTCCTTAGGATCGCGCGGTGGGTTTCTATTGATAGTTTCATTTACTTCTTGATATAAGCACGTTCGATCACAATGAAGATGAACTGCTAAATCAAAATCATTCAAATGTAATGAAAATAAATCATGCGGGTCATATGTAAAATAAATTTCATTATCCATCCATAACCATGCATCATATTCGGGTAATAATTCTTCAGGGGATGTTTTGCATTTTCTAGCAGTCCATCGCCCAGATCTCCATACATCCATTTTACGTACATCCCAAAAATTGGATTCTAAATAATCACTATTAGTAAACGCAATATAATCTATTCCGTCTTTGTCATGTACATATGGTATAAGATCTCCATATAAATAATCCGGGTGATCTGTAAATAATGCTGTATAAACTGCTAATTTCATGCTAAGCCTTTCCAAGTTGCACCATTACTAGTCCAATAATGATTAATTTCTATTTTTGGTGTATAAAAAAATGAATATCCAAGTTCAACTTGATCAATAGCCCAATATCTATCTTCTTTGCCTACTAGTTTTTCATCAAATGGATACTTTGATAAATGTTCTTTAGTATAAAAACAAAATGCATTATGTAAAAAGTATCTGTCTTCAATAGTTGAAAATAAATTAGTAACTTCTTTAGTTCCAAAATGACTCCAGATATATCTAGGTGTTATTTTTTTACCTCTATATATAGGAGTTTGTTTTCCAAATACTGCTACATGATTTTTTAAACAAGACTGAACATATTCATAATCCATTTTATGAATCTGAGAATGTGCAGATAAAATTAAAATAATATCATTACTACATCGTTTTACCGCTTCATTAATAGATCTACCAGGACTATAATTATCAATATTGAATATTTGTATATTTGTTTTAAGCGAAAATAAATTTACAATTTCTATAGAATCATCATTAGAATTATTATCCATAATGATAATTTCCGGATCTTTAAAATGATCGATAACTGATTGAATTGCAAAACCTATATATTCAGATTCATTGCGATTTCTAATTATAACTGAAATTTTATCCATTAAATCTACCTGCATAATTCGTTCTAGAATCAAATTCTAATTCATTATAACTAGTTCCATGATCTATCATCATATCATGAATATAATTAATATATTTACGTAATCCAAGTAATTCATTTGGAAGTATTGCAAACTTATTATCTCTACCTGGAAGATTATTATCGATTGTAAAATGTTTTTCGATAACAACTGCGCCTAATCCTAATGCAATTTTAGCAGATTCAATTCCTTCAATATGATCGCTATATCCAATTAAATCATGAAGTTGTTTTAACGCAATCATTTTTGGAAGATTTGCGATTTCATATTTTCCAGGATATACTGAAACGCAATGCATTAAATATAATGTTGCTTTATTAAAGAAACTTATACTATATTTAATTTCTTCTAATGTCGATGTACCCGTTGACATAAATACTGTTTCAAAATGATCGTTGCAATATTTAATTAATTCAATATTTCTAGATTCGAAACTAGGTATTTTAACTGAATTACATTTTAATTCCGCTAATAGTTTAGCATCTTCAATACTAAAAACTGATGATAAGAAGGAAATATTCATTTCTTTACAATATGAAATTAATTCTTCATGACGCTCTTTTGTTAATTCAGCTTGCTCATAAATCTCTCGACGGCCGTCAATATCCCAGTCACCTGTTTTTAATCTAGAAACAGACCAAGTTTGAAATTTAGCATAATCAGCTCCGCTCTCTGCAGCAGCTTTAATCATTTCTTTTGCTAAATTCATATCACCACAATGATTCCAACCAATTTCTGCTATTATTCTCATATTATTTTCTTTTTAATAGCCAAATAAAATAGGCATCGGTTTGGTTGCTAGTTGTTTCTAAAATTAAATCATATTTTTGTAAAAATTGATCATAATTGTGAAATAGTCTAGGATGTTCCGGTGTTTCGAATTCTTTTTTTAGTTCGCGTAACATAATGTATTTAGGATTCCAATTTTTTAAAATCATTTTGATAATATAATCAGCCTTTTCATATTGTAAATGCATAAAATGATCTGAAACTAAAAACAAATCTAAATCTTTAATAATATTATTATCGATAATATCTTGCGAGTCTCCTTCATAAAATGTAATAATATTCTTTATTGACTCAGACATATTATTCTTAGATGATTCCGCAAATAGATCACTACAATAAATGTTATTAGTTTTAAACTCTTCATTAATATAATGCAAATTTCTAGCTGGACCTGATCCTAATTCGAAGATCTTTGATTCAGAATTTAAAACATTATGTTGTTTAAGTAGTTTAACTAATTCTTTTGAATTTTCATGTAATATTGAACTTGCGTTCATTCCTACTGCATTTTGATAATCGGATGGAAACCGTTCTTTTCCAAATTTTGCCATATTAACCTATTTTTTGTTCTACTTGTTTTAAATCATCTAAATAATGAATATCAGTTGCAGCATCTTGTATACAACCAATTCTTTTACTAACCATTGAATTTTTTAAATACTCAAATTTAAAAATTCTAACAGACCCGCTTCGTTTATATGAAGGATTAATAGTAATTAAATCATCATAATTATTTGAAATCATATAATCAATACATTCGTCTAATGTATGAGATCTATCTGGATTATCTGGCTGTAATGCTACAACCAAATCATACTTTCCATCTTCAATTTTACTACAAAATTCAATATATACATCAGTTACTTCAGCATCTTTTAAAAGATGTTCAGGTCTTGCAGTCCATAATACATCATTTTTCAAAGCAATATCCCATACATCTGGACTTTCTGATGAAACTACAATTGTAGGGTTATACTTACTTAATTTTGCATATTCAATTGAATATTCAACCATAGGTTTTCCATTTATTCGTTGAATATTTTTATTCTGAAGTCTTGTTGAATCTAATTTTGTTGGTATTATTACTAATACCTTTAAAGTTTGTTTACTGCCCACGTATATGCCTTTCTTTGTCCTTCGCGAGTCATTCCGCCAATATGTGGAGTAACTATTATATTTTTTTTATTATTCATTGCTATGATTATCGGTGATTTAGTTAAATCATCAAATTCATTTTCTATAACATCAGTTCCATATCCGGATATTAAATTTTTATCTAGCGCATCGACAATATCATGTTCTTGTACAATTTCTCCGCGTGATGTATTTATAATATAAGGACTATTTTTACATAATCCAAGAAGTTTATGATCTATCATATATTTAGTTTCATCAGTAACATGTACATGCAATGAAATTACATCAGATGTTTCAAACATATGTTCCAACGTTGTATAATGATTTAATAAAAATGAATCTGAAAAATTTTGTTTTTCATATGGATCATAAACTTTTACGTTAGCTCCAAATGCATTACAATATTCGAACATCATTTTTCCTAAACGTCCATATCCGATTATACCAATATTCAATCCTTTAATTTGCCTGCCTACGAAATTAGTATAGTCCCATTTATATTCAGAAACGTGTTGATTTGCAGTTGGAATATTTCTTAATAACGATAACATCAATCCGAATGCTAATTCAGATGTAGATGGCAATTGTTTTATTAATTCATAATCTTTAGTTAAAGAATATATCTTAATATTATTAGAATTACAATATTCTTGATCGATATGATTCATTCCAGTTGAACATGTATTAATTAATGTTACATCAGTACCATTTAATAATTCATGATCAATTTTATATGTCTGTTGATTTGGATTACAAATTATAGTATCAATTTTTTCTTTTAATAAAAGTTCTCGTACTTCAGCTTTAGATGCAGTTTCATTTAAAAATACATCTCCTTTTGTATGTAATATATCTAATATACCATTAATATGCTGGATCGGAGTAATAACCGCTATTTTCATCACTATATACCTTGATTATTTCATCTATAACTTGATAAGTTGAATAATTTATATTAAAGTTAATTAAGTCTTTTGCTTTAGTCGTATTTGCAAATCGTTTCATGATTTCTTTATAATTTCCAAATACTTGTTCTCGATCATCAAAAATTAATTCAGATTTTGAATTGGTTTTAGATATAATATATTCAGCAACTTCTCGTACCGTAGTTTGTTCATCGGTACCTAAATTAATAATTTGTCCATTAACTGAATCCATATGTTGTATTAATTTACTTAAACCATATGCAATATCTAATGCGTGACTAATTGATCTGGTTTGCATCCCATCTCCATGAATATGAATTGATTCACCTTTCAAAGCTTTATCTACAAATAATGGTATATGGCCACCTGACCAACTTTTATTAGATCTCCAAGATGCACATCCAAATACTCTAACTACACATCCTTTTAAATCTGATTGTTGAATTTCATTAAAAATAAATTGTTCGCCATACAATTTAGATAACGCATATGAATATCGTTCATTGGTAGGCGGACCTATAGTAATTGATTCAGATTCTAAAAATGTTGTAGAATTTCCATATACATCTGATGTTGACGTAAATATTAAAAATGAGCCATTTTTTACTGCGTCTGATACGACTGTTTCGATCATTTGATAATTTTCCTTTAAAACATCAACTGACTTTATAATACCATTTGCTGGCTTTTTCATTGATGCTAAATGATAGATAGCATCAAACTCTTCTTTCCAAAGATTTAAAAATTGTACTTTTGTTTTTTTAAATTGGAAATTTTTATTTTGATGAGCATTTTTTAAATTTTCAATATTTCCATATGACATATCATCTACGCCTACTACGCTGTGTCCTTGTTCTAATAAAAAATCTACTAAATGACTTGCAATTAAACCTGCAGCCCCCGTTACTAATATTTTCATAATTCGTATTTTCTTAATGGTCCTGTTTGTATATCGTGTTTGTAATATTCTCCAATTAACGTATTATCGTAACTTTGTTTAATTGATTCAAAAGTATTTGTATTTTCATAATCCCAGCCCCATCTAGAACGCCATGCATTGAAATTTGAATATTTACCAAAATGATATTCATTTCCTGATTTAGCACCGGTGGCGGAATTAGCATTAATATTGTATTTTTCTTTTAAAAATTGATTATTTAAACAATATAAATTTGTTAATGTTAAACATGGAAAATTTAAATAATTAAACTGCATTGCAATATCTGGTAACCATAAATGAAAATGATATTCATTTGTTGGTTTGATATGTTGATTCCATAGTGAAACATTTATACCAACTGCTGCCCACATTGGAAATTCTGAAATAAATGGTTGATTCCAATTTCCAGAATTAATTAATGTATCTTGTTGTTTAGGACATAACCATCTTCCGGAATTTGATTGAATTGATAAATGTGCCATTCCAATCATCCCTAAGGGCGTTTCTCCATTATTAAACTTATCTAAACAATCATTAGTATAATCTCCATTATCTAAAACATTGAATCCGACAATACCAAATTCATTCAATTTTTCTTCTGAGATATATCTAGATAATGTTTTAAAGAAATTTTCAGAAATTGGATATATGTCATGTTGAAAACAAACTACCCATTTACATTTTGGTCGATTTTCATTAATAAAATCAATTAATGTTTGCGTTGCCATTTGAACGCCTCGATCTTTATTCTCTAAAAAAACTATGTTATTTTCGGAACAATATTGTTTTCCTTTTCGAATTTCATCTTCAGAAGAATTATCATCTACATTAATTAATTCAAATCCTTCGGTGTTGATGTTTTTAAATACTTCGCCTTTGAGCATATCATAATTATTGCGCGAAGATATGTATATAATTAAATTATCATTCATATGATCCTATATAGTTTAAAATATAATCTTTAATATTAAATTTACATTCCCAATTCAATACAGTTTTAGCTAAAGTAGAATCGCAAAGTGTATTAATTGCTTCACCTGGTTTATCATCATCATATACAATATAATCATATTCAAACATATTTGCAATTTCTTGTATAGAATAATTTTTACCAGTACCTAATTCAAAAATATGACCCCATGCATTTTTTTTAAAAATCAATAATAATGCAAAAACAATGTCATTAACGTGTGTAAAATCTCTACGTTTGGTGCCATCGCCATATATTACTATAGGATGTTTAGTTTCAATAGCATGTTCCCATTTTCCAATAACAGTACAATATCCACCCTCTTTAAGATGATGTGGTCCGTATACATTATAAAATCTAGCTACTGATGCATTTAAATTATAATGTTGTTGAAATAAATCAATTATTTCTTCCCCAATATCTTTGCTAAACGTATATGGGTTCTTAAATTTACCAGAATGATGTGAGCTAGACCCAGCATAAACTAATGGCGTATTTGTATCTACACAAAATTTCGCAATTTTCATAGTAGATACTGCATTGTTTTCAAAATATTCTACTGGTAAATTAAATGAGGGCTGAATTCTAGCAATTGCAGCTAAATGAAATATTATATCAAATGATCCATATTCAGAAAAATCAGATATAGTTAACAAATCTTGTTTAATATAAGTAGCTCCCTCAATATGATTACTTTCAAATCCTGTAAAATAATTATCAATTGATATTACATCAAAATTATTTTGAAGTAGTAATTTAATTAAATTGGTTCCGATAAACCCGGCACCGCCAGTTACTAAAGCTCGTTTTTTCATAAAGTATCGTAATATTTGTTTTGTTTTTCTTGTCGATCAATTGTCTTAGGATGATATAAGGCCCATTCTTCTAATAATGGCAACATACCATGGTGCTTAAATCCATTTAATACTTCATGGACTCGATTAACCCATTTAATTTCTGGTTTATTTTTATAAATTCGCATCTGCCAATCTGCCCAATTTACCCAACCCTTTTCATTCACATTCCATCCCCAACGACGAATATGTTCTTCAGTTAATCCTTCAACCGTATTTACCCGCGGTACTCGAATCATATCTGCTAATGGATTTTCTTCTAATAATAATGGAAGATTTTTCATTAAATTTTCATGAGGAATTTCATCTGCATCTATTTGAAAAATCCACGTACCTGAGCATTTGGATGTTAATAAATTTTTCCAATCTGCGAAATGTCCTCTAAATGAATCTTCAACTAAGTTAATTTGATCATTAGAACTCAATTTATGTAAATAACCTAATAATTCAGAAGTAGGTTCATTTTTTGATAAATCTACTAATACTACAATTTCATCTTGTAATCTTTTATGTTCTAACAAGAAAGAAATAAGTCGTTGTATTTCAATAAATTCATTACATACTGTTATAGCGTAACTTATTTTCATGTTATACCTTTTGTAACTTAGGTAACTGTAATTTATTTAAATTTGGAAGTTTTATTTCAACTGGTTTAGGAATTGATTCTAATAATAAATCTAAATCATTAATAAAATTAGAAAAAATCTTTGTAACTGCAGCATCATTAAAATTAGATTTTGCAAAAAATCTTTGTCGTTTTGCTAATTCTAACCAAGTTTTATAATTTGAGTTAACTTCTCTGAGACAATGAACTGCGTGATTATAATCTGCAGTAAACCATTTTGCATTTTTAATTAAAAACTCATTCTGCGCAGATGGATGAATTTCAGTTAATTTTCCATTAACACTGCAAATAAAATCTTTTTTAAGAAAATCAGATTGACCGGAATAATGTGGTGCGATAATTGGCTTTGCAGTTGTTGAAAATTCTAACAACGGACGGCCGAAGCCTTCTGCTTTTGTTAATGAATACATTGCTTTAATCTTTGGGTGCATATACAATGAATTCATTTGTTTATCAGTTAAATCGCCATGTAATATGTATACATTAGGTAATCGATCTGTTTTCTTATATAAATTCTTAATTTGTTGTAGTTTTCTTTCAATTTCTAATCGATCGGTAATTGAATATGTAGCACCGCTTGTTTTCAAGATTAATGCTGGTTGATTTTTTTTATTCTTGAATGCTTCAAAAAATGAATAAACTGCGCCACTGATATTTTTTCTATCTTCTCCCAATTGTCCTTGCAGCCAATGCCCAACTGTCAAATATGCAAATGTCTCAGGAATATCATCTAATTCTGATATCATAGATTCATATGTTCCATCATATATAGTTTCATTAAAATATTCTGGAATTACATGAATTTTAGTTGTTAATGGTTTATTATGATCGAGTGCAGTCTTTTCAAAAACTTGTTTTGTAAAGTTAGTAGGAACGATAATCATATTCATTGAATTTAATCTATCAATCCACTCCGGTGGGCATATATCACCCTCTGTACCCGCAGTAACACCTATATTAATTTTTCCAACTGGCTGAAATTCATTAGGAACGGTAATTTGAACCCAGATATCTGGTTGATCAGATAATGGTAATGGAACTATTCTAGATTTAATTTCATTACTTAATGGAAACGTAAATGGAGTGTGACCCCACGGCAATGAAACTAATTTAATATTCCATTCTAAATTTTTATGTGCAATTAATTGTGAAATTACTTCGCGGGCATGATGTCCATAACCCGACTGCGTTGCAACTGGCGATGCTATAACTACATTTGTCATTATTGTACTATTCCTGTATTTTTATATTTAATATCTTTAAATTCTGTGAATGTATATGATGGACGAGTTTCTTTATTAACCTCAAATAAATAATCAATCATATGAATCATCTTTTCACCCATTTGTTCTGCAGTTAAACCATTTTGCATTGCCCATTCTCGGCCAATCATGCCATGCATGAATCTAGTAGCAAATGGCAAATCATACCAATAACGAATTGCATCAGCTACATCCTCATATCGTACTCGGTCATCGAATATATATGGCGTTTGTGGAGAACCTTGAAGTGATCTGTTACTTGGAAATACTGGTTTAGCCCAGTGACCATGTTTTGTAAATCGACCTGTGTGGTTAGTTGCAAATTCACCATCGAAACGAATCCATTCTCCATTTTCATCTTCAAAACCACATTGATCTTGTAATCCGCCAGTTACATTATTAATAATCGGCGTACAAGCTAAAATTGCTTCTGTTGAACTTAAACCCCACCCTTCATTACTAGCAATATTGACAACAACATCTGCTACATTGTACAATGCATTAAGTTCTTCTGTTAATAGTTTTTGTTCTGAAAAGATTATTTTACAATCAGGTGCTACTGCATTTCTCACTGCAATTAAATCGGTGCCATTTTCATCAACTGCTTGAGTATGCATTACTAGTCCAACTTTATTCTTTTGGTCTTCTGGTAATGAATCAACAAACGTTTTAAATGCTAGGATAACATCCCCTGGTTGTTTTCTTCGAATATTTCTATTATTCCAAAATACCATGAAATCAATATCATTTTCTTTTTTGAATCGATCGTGCATTTTTTTATACATTTCATCATCCAATTTAAGTGGTTTGAATTTATTATGATTCAATCCATGAGGCACATATCCTGTAACTATATCATTCCATTTGACATCTGCAGGAACGGCACCTTCATCATAATCTACAACACCAAATCCGTTCTGTTTAAGCACTTCTCTATGGATATTATCAGATTGCTTACTAATTCCCATAATTAAATCGCAACTACCATAAAATGGTGCATTCCACATTGGATAAGGTAAATCATCCCAAATAGAGTAATAAACTAATGGAATATTATAAGTAGTTTTAATCTCATGTTCTAATGCGTACAACCAAGTCCAATAACGAGGATCAGTAAAATGAAAAATTGCATCTGGTTGTTCTTGGTTAAGCAACGCAAATAAAATATTGCGATCTCCATAACCTGACCACGGAATCAATTTAACATTGGCATCTGCTACTCCAGTTTCTTGAGCAATTATTTGAGATAAGTCAATACCTTTACCATGTTCTGGATGTTGTAATGCAGCACCCAATTGTACCCAATCGTAATGGTGAACGGTATTGTAAATGATTTCTTTGCTAATAGTGCCTATACCAGATGGTAAACGAAAATCATCTGCTAATAACAGAATTTTTTTCTTTTTAGGCTTGTTTGGATCAATTTTTTGTAACTTTGGTAATTCCATTTATTCCTTTTATAACTTTATTATAAATATATACTAACCTAGTATAACCACCGGTTTTTCTAGCTTTTTAACATTATTATATGCTGTTTGAAGAACTGGATCTAATTTAGATTCATTGTTTAAAATCATCATGTAATCACAACGTTGTGCAATTAATTTCATGCGATGATGTAATTGAGAAAAATGATATGTTTTACCATAATATGTTTCTGGCATTGCTGAATACATATTATATCCTGAAAATGAAGGATTAAATTCTTCATATTGCAAACCGAACTCAATGGCATATTTTTTAATCATATGATTTGCGCCCTCATTGCCACCGGCGCCAATCACAACCAATTCTTCACTAAACTGTTGTTTCAATCTTTGCAAAGTTTCTTGTACTTTGCGTTTATTCTGCCAATTCGTATTTCCTATAACTGCTACTCGTTTCATAATTTTTCATACAAAAATTTAACGCCTTTGGGCATATAACCATAAACTATTCGAAGTGCTTCTTCTAATAACTTTTTATTTGCTTTACTTGTCGGGCCATCATGATTTGTACATAATGTATATTCTTGCGTAGTAAAATGCATACCTTGCCAAGTTGAATGATTACGCATTTCAAATTGATAAACGTATATGTGCTTATGATGAAACATAATATATTATATGAAAACTTATTCGCGAATCCTATTTTCTTTAGGACAATTTACGTAATCTGTTTTAAATGGGCAATACTTACAATTCTTATCGCCTTTGCCCGAAAATGCATGATATACTGCGTCTGCTTGTTTATTACCTTCTGCATCAAAACAATTTTCAACAAATGCATCAATTTGACGCTGTACTTTCTTTTGTGTAACAGAGCCAGCTGATGGACGATGGTTTTGAATGCGCTTTTGTGGGAACATTGAATCTTCGATCAATTTGCGTTTCACAATAAAGAATTCAACATCAATATTTTCTTGTGGTACTCCAAATTGCTTTGAAAAATAAGTTTTATATGCAACTAACTGTGCAGACTTCAATGAATCTGATTTTTGATATTTATTCCAACCTGATCGTGATGTTTTAATATCAAACAACACAATACGATTGGTTGCTGGATGACGCATTACAACATCGATAAAACCATACCAATAAACTGAAGGATTCTTTTCTGATGCTTGAACACATAAATCTAATTCGATGCCTACGAGCTCCCAACCCTTTGAAGAAAAATATTGTGCTCGACGTTTCTTAAACCATTCTAATATTGCAACACCATCTTCTAGATATTCTGCTAATTGCAATGGATTAGAAAAATGTTCTCCACCCATTTCTGTTACGCACTTAACAT